CAGTCCATTCGATGTGGGTTTGATCAGCCATTACGCTCCGTCCATTCGCTCAAGTTCGGCGCATTCCAGCGCCAATGCTTTGATCATGTCGCGACGGGCAGTGATGGCATTCCACTCCGCTTCAAAACGGAACAATAGTGGAGGAGCCTCGATGGGAGTGTCTTTGCCGCCCATGAGTGGAGCTGCGGCGATGAGCGCGTAAGGCGAACATGCACTTGCCAGATGGCCCGCGTGCAGACCTGTATCGCGATCCGGCGTCCAGCCCTCTACCTCAACCCGGCGTTGACGCTCGGATACGATATCAAGCCATTCTGACACGAACCGTCCTCCGACCCGGTTTCTTGGCCGGAAGCCTACATCGAAAGGGGCGGCGGCGCAGAGGCGCGGAGAGGCGCGGAAAAACGACTTTGCTCGCCGCTCGATTTGTAGCGCGCACGACTTGACTCACGCATGACTCAACCGGTGTTCGTCGTCTGTGCGCGGTCGGTTGCGGTCTGGTGCGGTCTGGTGCGGTCTGGTGCGGATAAGGAAAGCGCTCGTTTCCAAAGGCTGGCAGTCTAAGTCTCTGATTTTTCGTGTCTTTGCCAAAAGTGCAGATTCAGGTTAATAACCTGATGGTCACAGGTTCAAATCCCGTCCAAGCACCCCAAAATACACGATATCGCAAAGGCTTGCAAAAAGGCTCTGAGTATATCTCCGATGCTGTTTGTTTTGACTCAAGCCTGACTCACGATTCTGGCGCGGCGTCGTGTGGGTCCGGGTCTGTCAGCTTTAGGTCCGGGCCTGCACCACCCAAATAACACAACAAAATCAATGCCGGGTCCGGGTGGGTCCGGGTGGTCCTGGTCTTTCGCGAAAAACTTTTAATGTTGCGTGTTGAGCGATGCTGTTTTCATGACCAAAGACAAGAGCGTGCTCGCTGCAGGTGTCATTTCAGCCATCGCCATTGATGGTCTCGAGGATGCTGCGCACATACTCGATCCGCCGACCAAGCCAGTCCATCGCGTTCACCGCAATGCTGTTGCCCAGCGCCTTGTAGCGCGGCCCGTCCGCAGACGATTTTCGCTTCCGGTATGGCACGTTCGTATAGCCATCTGGAAAACCCTGCAGGCGCTCGCACTCGAGTGGTGTCAGTCGGCGCACCGCCCAGCGCGTGGCGATGTAGGACCGGCTCGATCCCCCGGACGCCGCTCGGATGTTGGCGGTGTCGTGAGGCCCCTCCAGCATCGCGCCGCCCTCTCGGCCGCGAAGGTCAAATGCAACTGCGGCTCTGCCGCCAGCTTGCGCGTCGAACGCAACCGCCAGCTGGCCGCCGGCGTTCGCGTGCGATCCCGCGTGCCCCATGGCCCTGAGCGTCGGCGTCGAGCCATCCTCGACCACCTGGACTTGGCTCCCCTTGCAGTCAAACGCCACGGGGACCAATGGAACGCCGCGTCCTGTGCCATCCTCGCTGGCGTCGAAACCCGATCCGCGCAGCGTGTGCGCGACAAATGTCTCCACCTCGAAGTCGATCCTCATGCCCTTCGCTGTGAGGCATGCGGCGACGTCGATGGGGCCAGAGGTATTGCCGCCGCCAAAGCCCTGCGGGATCAGTCCGACGACAGGGTCTTGCCCTCTGGAATTTCCACATCGATTGACTCCGCGACCACTGCCGACAAGGCTCGCAGCAACATTGTGGGTAAATCCTTGCCCCGGTTCGCGGCGCGGCGGAGGATTCCCGCGCAGGCTTTCGGGCTCAAATAATACCGCTGCGGCAGGTCGCCAGTCTCCAAGATATCCGACAACGAAGACACGACGTCGCCGCTGGGGAACGGCCCCCGAAAATCGACGTGTTCGGATGTACTGAGCGTCCAGAACTCGGTAGGCCCACCCATACCCGAGTTTGCCCAGCGCCCCGAGGAAGGTTCCAAAGTCCCGTCCTTTGCTGGACGACAGGACGCCGGGGACGTTTTCCCAAACCACCCAATTGGGCCGGTAGAGGTCAACCAGCCCCAGATAGACGAGGGCCAGGTTACCGCGCGGATCGTCCAATCCCTTTCGTAGCCCCGCAATACTGAAGGAAGGGCAGGGTGTACCTCCCACAAGAAGCTCGACTGCTGCATCCGGCCATTCCTTAAAGCGGGTCATGTCGCCCCAGTTCGGGACGCTTGGGTAATGATGTGCGAGGACTGCCGACGGGAACGCGTCGATCTCGCTGAATGCGACCGGGTGCCAGCCAAGCGGCTCCCACGCGACGCTCGCGGCCTCGATGCCGCTGCAGACGCTCAGATATCGAAATGGCATGGTCATGCCCCGCACAGTGCGTCACGATGCCACGAGGCGTAGAGGCGCGGAGAGGCGCGGGAACGGACCAAGCCGCGCCGCTTCTATAAAGCAATGATATTGCTGCGATTTCTCTACACTACAAGCGCCCGCAGAGCAAATGTGATTACACGAAACGAAACAACTCAGCGAAGGAGACCACGCCATGATGACTGAGGCTCAAGCCAACAACACCGCCCGTCAACAAGCAGCAAGGGCTCGGATGGACCAAGCTGCGGAACGCCGGTCCGAAGCATCGAATCAAGCGGAATGGGACGACGCGCAAGCGGAATGGGATGCTGCAGCCAGAGAATGGGGAAACGCTACCCGCGAAGGTGCAGAAACCCGCTGGTAAGGGGATGGCAATATGGCCGCCCGGAAACGACAAAAGGGCCCCAGCCGAAGCTGGGGCCCTTTCCGCACACTGTAAGCGCCCGAAGAGCGATGGTGATTACACGAAAACGAAGCAACTCAGCAAAGGAAACCAAGCCATGCCCTGCGCCACCCCCGACTGCAAAACCCGGATCCTGATCGACCGCGCCGAGTTTCACAAAACCATGACGATGAACGTCCTTGAGCGCAGCTTGCGCGATGCCGGAATTGAAGCTGAAGTGTTTGCCATGGCCACCAACATCGGGATCGACATTCGCACGCTGGACATGTTGGCTGCAGCGACGCTGCTGAAAGAGATCGGGATCATCTGAACGCAGCCCGGAAACGACAAAAGGACCCCAGCCGAAGCTGGGGCCCTTTCCGCATTTCCTATCGAAATATTCAGCGTTCTATTCGGCGAGCGAATTCCTCCAAGGCGCGCACCGTCGGCGCGTAGTGCTGGGCGTAGGCTCCATTTTTTCTGTCCCGCATCTGGCGATAGAACTTCAACCAGCGCGGCAGCTCATCAATCGCATAGCTGTCAGACCACGCACCGAGCGTGAGCGTAAATGTTGGGCCGTCCTCGGACTTATCGACAAGCGGCGCAGCCTTTGGTGACATAGCTTCATTCGCCCGATGCTGGTGATGCTGGTAGCGATCCACCTGCCCACCGCGCATTACATCTGGCCTCCACCGCGATAAAGTGCGGCAAAAATCAGCGCGAGCCAAAAGGCCCAGAAAGCAACCAATACCGCCACCCAGCATAGAACCACCGCAATGATGATGCAAAGGCTGGTCATCTGCATGCCCGTGCCTGGTCGCGCATCACTGCGTAGTCGCTGAGCCAGCCGACGAGCTCCGCGTCGGCAGACAGAGCCTCTACCTCATCCGCGACGCGGGCTTGTTCCGCGCGACTGTAGTCCACTACCGGTGGGCAAACCCCGGACGGGGTGTCAAAAATCAAGCTGGCGCAACCGCTCAAGAAGAGCGTCGCGATCACGAGGCCGATTTGCTGCAGCTTCCAGCATCTGGCGTTGAATGGCATTGGTGCGCTCCTGCATGTCCAGCCGCTCGGCGGCGCGGCCTGCGCGCACGCCTGCACGGCGGAGGTTGAAAATAAACAGGGTGATCGTGAGCGCGGCGAGTGCGAGTGTTGCCGCACGCCGTTCCCATGGCCGTGTGAGTATCCCGGCCAGCAGGCTGCCCCACATCACCGCCGCCCTCGCTTCCAGTCATCGACCCGGGCGTGGATGGCGACGGCGATGCCGATCAGCGCCACGGCAATGAAGACCCAGCGCAGGGTGTCGAGATAGGGCACCAGCGGCAGGATGGCGGATTGGGTCTCGGCCAGGACCTCTTGCGTCACCTCGACACCGGCGGCACCAACAGTCGCCAGCCCGGCCGCGCCGCCACCTTTCAAAGTGCGGCTTTCGGCCAG